CTCACTTGCTTATGCAATGCTGCTAGTTTCTCATCTGACTGCTTAGCCATCTTGGCATCTTCTTTAATGGCACCATCACCATGCTTGGCACGGATGCTTGCCTTTACTTTTTCAAGTGCAGACATGCCGCCATCAGCAGGTTTCTTCTTACCAAATGTATTCGGTGTGTTGCTAACTGGTTTGTTGTAACGGTTATTGCCGTCAACACCACCACGCTCCATACGGCGATCTCTTAGAGAATCTTCGGTTGCTTCGCCCATTGCCTTTGCTGGGATTTCGCCACCAGCCTTCTCTTTGGAGAGATTCTGTGATCTCTTCATAGCAATCATTCTATCAATTCTTGCCTTCTTTTTTTGAAGTTGCAATTCTTGAGGAGACATTGATGCATCCTCTTTCATTTCTGCTGCTTTCTTTTTAAGTGCTGCCTTACGGAAGGTGAGATCAGTGCGACTGCCGCTGTCCATCTTACCCTGACTTGCAGGTTTCTTAGAACCACCAGCAGTTTGAGGACCAGCATCACTACCAGTTCTTCTACCCTGAGCATACTTAGATCCACTCATTTTAGAGTCGCCAGAGACCATCTTGCCTGCATCAGATCTGCTGTCCTGATACTGCTTCTCAGTCTGTCCGTGCCTACCTTTATGAAGTTCTTCAATCTGCTCAAGTTCTTCTTTGGTTAAAGCTGCAGCACGTTTGCGGGCTTTATTACCTTTACCTCTCGCATCATCAGCACCATACTTACTATAACCACCTTTCAACTGACGTTCATGTGCTGCTTTTGATTTGTCTGCAACACCTTTAGAATAACGTGATCCACCAAATTCTTTTTGATCACTATCTGCTTTTGCACGGGTCTTCTTAAGAATTTGAGCCTTAGCAGAAGTATCAGATTTTTCTGGACCAACATTATACTTCTTACGAAGTTGATCACCCCTACTCATGGGTTTTGCTGGTTCTTCTTTCTTCTTACCAAGAAGTCTCTTTACTGCAGAACGTAAACCTTCATCTAAAGATTGATACTCTTCATACATATCATCCCAGGTAAGATCAGAGCAATCATACCCTTCAGTAATAAGGAAATCAACATACTCTTCTACTTCAACTTCTTCGACATACTTAGAACGATACTGACCACCAGTTGTCTTGTGAGTATCAGCAAGTTCTGCTGCTCTCGAATCAGCATACTTTCTACTCTTTACTGGTTTACCAATCTTTTTCTCTTTTTTTCCATCAGGAGAACCCATTACTTGATAAGGTGCTTCATCAATATACTCTTCTACTTCAACTTCCTCACTCATACGGTCAACAACCTTTTGAGCCTTATTTTTGATAAAGTTCTTAAGACCTTGCTTCTTTTGATTTACCTTATCCTTTGCTGCTTGCTTTACTTCTCTCTTTTTATTGTAAGCATCAACTCGTGCCTGAGCAACTGCCATTCCTACTTTCTTCTTTGATTTTTGAAGAAACTCGCCAGCCTTTCTCTTAAGGAACTTTCTTCTTGATCCTACTTGAGAACCATCTTTTTTCATTGGTTTGGTATCAGAACCAAAGGTTACCGTTGCTTCCATAGCATTTTCAATTGCTTCTTCAACATCATCTTCGGCGTAACCTTCTTCAAGTAGTTCATCATATACGCTCTCGATGATAAAATCCATCTCATCGATTTCAATATGCTCAATCAGGGATCCACCCATCTCTTCAACTGCTTCGCCCAGTTTAGGATTAATCTTGATTTTATTATTTACTTTCTTTTCTTTTACAATTGTTTCCGAATCAGTATCGGTCATTACTTCAGACAAAGATCTTGACTCTTTCAGTTTTTTCTTCATTGCGTTGCCAATGGCCTTACGGCGCTTCAGCAGGTACTTATCTGAAGAATCCTTATCTCCATCATTATCGATGTCACCATCTTCCTTACCGACAGGATCAAGTGCTTCTTTTTTAACCTTTTCCTTATCCATACGAGCAGACATCTTACGGATCTGGTCGATACTCATATTACCGACGCCAGTGAAACCTGCCTTGGAAGGATCATTTTGCTTCTTAGAGTCATCCTTATATCCACCAGCAGCACGGGCAGCAGCACGGTTCTCATCTACCTGATGTACTGCTTTATATGCATCAGCAAGAGAATTTGCAATATCCGATTCTGTCCGCTTCTCTTCAAAATGAGGGTTCTTCATTTGAGGACCCTTTGCAAGTTCCTTACGTGCCTTCTCATTATTTGCCTGACGCTTCTTCATATCTGGTTCCAGATACGTATCGTCTTTTTTCTTTTCAGCAATCTGGTCCAAGTATACTTTGGAAATATCATTCAAAGGATTAGTTGACATCGTTCTACTTGTTTTTCTTATACTTATTTATGAAGTTTTTGATTTCTTTAGTGCCTGTCATACGCATTGCATACTTACGATATGAATCAGTTCCAACTTCTCTCTGGTCAGAGGGAACTCCATCCTTACCTGGGTAGTTTACAACTGCTTCCATGACATCACGAATCCAAGACTTGAACATTATGTTCTCCCTGGTCACACAGATCAGATGATTTGTTCCTCTACGAACAATCTCACCAATCAAACCAGTATGAAGGCTCTCAACGATATCACCCATACGATAGATCATACCTTGGACGTACTGATTACGCAATCCTCCCTGATCATATCTAGGAGCAATCTCCCACATCTCAGCAACTTCTTTCTTTTTCTTCTTAACACCCATACCCTGACGGACAGCATTAAAGAGTGCTGTAGTATCACCGTCATCCAGTTCTTTTGGAGTGCCGCGTCGGAAAGAATCTAAGTCATCATCTTGAACTGCTTTACGCATCTTGGATGCAGACATTCCCTCTACACCCGCAGCATCTGCGTCTCTTACACCAGCAGAGATAACACGGATCTGGTCAAAGTTATAGAGTTCACCATTATACTTGGTTGCCAGGTTCTCAAACTCTGCCTGACGATCTGAACCAACAACAATATTTACATTCTTATATCCCTGCTCTCCAGCAGTTGTAAGTACATTGAAGATAGATCTCATCTCATCATCATTTACAATGTTCTCTTCAAACTCAGGGAACATCTTCTTCATGTAAGATATTTTCATATCAGGATCCAATGGGTTCTTTTTAGGATCCTGTGTTCTGGATGGATATACTTTCAGTTCTCCGCCCTGAGCCGCTTTCTTAGCAGCATCCAAAAGTTTCTTGTGACCCACAGTTGGGGGATTGAAACGACCAAAGGTTACAGTCAGAGTATCCCCTCCACCTCCACTATCTTCTTCTGGTTTAGGTTCTGCCTTCTTGGTTGCTTCGGGTTCTTGATTTTTAGGTTGGTTCTGAGTAGCAACGGGTTGTTGGTTATTCTTCGTCCTTACCTGATCAGGATCTTTCTCACCAGTTTTCTGTTTCTGGTTAAAGAACTTGAGTTTGCCGTCTTCTGTTTTTGCAACAAACTCTCCACGAGAGTCTAACCAACCACCATGTCCATCACTCTTGAGGTTTAATTTACTCGCCTGCATTGATGCCTGAGAGGCCTCACCCAGGAACTGAAAGAAACTTTTCATTGATATCAGTCTTTCCTTATACTATATTTAGTATTTTTACTTCCATCTATCTGGACCAAATGTTTTTTTCGCTGCTTCTTTCTTATAGAGAGCAGCAAAACTATTCTTCTTAACAGACATAAACACTTGAAACTGAGGTTCTCCTGTAAGGGCACCTTTATATCTTACTTCAAGCATAACCACACTGATTGGTTTTCCTGGTTTTCCAATCAACATTTCATAAAATAATTTAGCAGCGGTTGCAGTTGCCTCAAAAGCATGTGGTTTATCTTTTTGCTGAACAAGTCTATAAGCACTTTGATCTGGATCAGAAAATATCTTTCTAAAAATTTCTGATGTTAATCTACCTTCTTTCTCTAGTGGGGGTTTAACTTCAAATATCTTACCATTTTTATAATCACCTTCTCCCGTCAGAAGACTAAAATGAAATGCAGCATCTTGCAGATATGTATCAAGATTGATTTTAAATATGGTGTCTAAAAATTCTTTGAAGAACTCTTCATTATTATCAAAGTATTTAATAAACACTCTATCCATTTCCTGAAAATAGATATTCGGATTAACTCTATACTTTCCCTGACCACGAAGCATTTCACTCTTTTCAGTTCTGTTCGTGAATTCGTTATTGCATGATTTTAATACCTCCTTTACAGGCATCTTATTAATATCATTACCCTTATAAGAAGTGTTGCCAACTTTTACTTTGAGTGCTCCTCTAAAGAATTTAAGTTTTGCTGCTTCAATCTTTTTATGTTCCCCCGTACTTTCAATAGTTTTTGTAAGAAATCCTTTAGCACCATATGCTGGTTTATTCAAAAGAGTTGGTTCTGGTTCTCCAATACCTCTTTTCTTCAAACTCAAACCCCAATAATGAGTTGCCTCATGACTTCCTTTGGTTTGAAATTTAACAATAATATCCGAAGAATTGTAGTTCTGAATAGTCTTTGGTCCAACATTAAACTTCTTGATTTCAGATGCCCACTTTGTACCAGTCTGCCAAACAGTTTCAACATTTGCAGTTCCAATCTCATCAATAATATAATTTGAAACAGATACTGCTTTCGCTAAATTTACAAGATCTGGCTCAGTCAGATCACTATCAGTATAAAAACCATTAAGACCTGCAGCACCTTCAATCTTACTAGCTTTCTTGTACAAAGTATCTACTATTGTTTTATACTCATCTACGGCATTTTTTTTATTGTTTATCTTACCATAATCAACATAAATTTTTTCCCGTATAAGAACTGCTGTCATTAACTCATGAGGGTCCTCTCTTTTTCCTCCAGACCCATTAGACATTCCCTTTGATTGAAGGAGAATAGTAATGGCAGCCCTATTCTTCCCTTCTTCGGTTGCTTTGATTATATAAGACTTGATTCCAGTTCCAGCAACAACTTGTTCATCATATGTGAAAGTATATGCAACTTTCGGCGGAACTTCTTCTACTATTGCTTTCTCTAATTTAGATTTTCTTTTTTCGATATATGACTTGAATTGATCTCTTAACCAATCACGTTCGGTTTTAGATCTAATTCTAGGTTTTAAGATAACTGTCGAACCACTCTTGGCGAAGATCATATCTTCGGATTTATCACTCCACTCATCAATTTCTTTATCACCACCCTGTACAGATATGCTAGAAAAAAACTTATTGAGATCCCCAAAAACTTTTTTAGAATTATTTACTACAGTCTGTGCGGCGGACATATATTAATACTTTTTAAGTATTTATTATAGAGAATACCAGACAGGCGCTATACCAACTGAGATATAACCCCCTAATAAAGACATTATAAAACCCCCGACCTAAAAGTCAAAGGGGTCAAGTCTTTTAGATTTGTCAGTCTTCGATTTCCTTCTTTTTATTAAACCCAAATGGACCTGCTCCTTTTTCTTCTAATGCTAACTTCAGTGCAACACCACCAACTGCTTCCATACATTTAAGAATGTCTTCTGTCTTAGCACCTTCACCAAGTTCTTTAGCGATATACCAATACTTAGGCCAGAATGTTTCACCTGCTCTTTGATAGTCGTCTAGTGTTAATAGTTTCATTTTTTTAGTTCCTCTTCAATTTGATTGTCAATATTGACAATTATATCACGGATGTCAACAATTCTCTGAGGGCAGCAAGTAAGATCGAGAGTATATCCATCCTGCTCACGAAACAGAGCACACCTTACTGCAGCTGCAGATCTTACATCAAGTTCAATCTTGATCATCTTGAACCTCTGGTGCGGTTTCAAGTCCAGCAAGTTCTACACCAACTTCGTTAAGATATTCAATTGCCCCTTGGACTTTGAAGAATGTTTGGCGCTTTGCTTCGATCTGTGCTTGAAGTTGCTCAACTTCTTTTGCCAGATTTTTTTGCTGATTCAGCAGATTTTTCAAATGTTCTTGTTGTTCAGTCACAGGTCTCCCTCTTTTCTATTTTCAGATTTGTGTACATCAAAACTACCACCAGGGTAGCGGGCTTGCAGTTTGTCAACGTTCATCTCAATCACTTCATCAAATGTAGTGTCGAGTGCCATACATGCCTGAGCAAGATACCAACAGATATCACCCAGTTCACGTTTCATATGGAAGACATTCTCCTCAGTGTAAGGTTTACCCTGAAGAAAGATTTTCTTCACTACCTCAGTAAACTCACCTGCTTCAGCAGTCAGTCCCAAAGCAGCAGTCAAAAGTTGAGTAACGTTAGCGCCATTGGCTTCCAGTTCAGACAAACGTGCCGACAGGACTGGATAATCCAGACTTGGCGGACTGGTTACACCATGGACAAACTCAAGATATTTATTAGTGTCAACAGTCATAATTTCAGAATTTGAATCCTTCAAAAGATTTTTTTGGTTTCCGTTCTTCAAAATCATACTCTTCTTCTTTACCTTTGTCAAGAACATCATCCTGGGCGGATTGCTCACAATCATACAACCTCATTTTTGCCCTGTCAATGCCAATAACAAAACGCTTGGAAAGGTTCGCATCATTATAACGATTCTTTAATTGCTTCACAAGTATCTGTCCCAAGGATTCGAGTTCTTCAGTCGAAATAAGGGCAAACATAAGATCAGCAGTAGCAGGGAGACCAAAGGACTCACTAGTGTCAGTAAGCTCAACGTCACTGCTACCATAACCAGAACGAGTGGTCTGCGTGGCAGAAACGATAGGGACGTTTGCTTCACAAGCCAATCCTCTAAGTTCTTCAGCAATTGCTTTAATATATGAATATGAATTGACATTGCTACCAGCGCGATATCTTTCGGAAGCACATATATTAAGGTAATCAACGAAAATAATATCAGGTCTAAATGACTTCTTAAGTGCAAGTTCATTAAGGAGTGATTTAAAATGACCACTATGTGCGCTCGCAGTTGGATATTCTTTAATTATAAGAGTACCTTGAGTTTTGTCAGCAAGTTTTGTTACCTTACTTTCAAACATTTGTTTAGGCAGATCTGTTATTTCCTGAATAGGTACATTGAGTAAGTTAGCATCAATTCGCTCCGCAATTTTCTCTTCAGCCATTTCAGCCGTGATGTATAATACGTTTTTCCCTCCCAAGAGTGCGGCAGCTGCAACATGACACATAAACAAACTTTTGCCGACACCAGTGCCAGCGAGAGCAATGTTAAGTGTTTTATTCGGGAGACCACCTTTCGTAATCTTATTGAAATATTCAAGGTCGAATGGGATTTTATCTTCTTTGCGGTGGTATGATTCATATCTTGCCTCATAATCTTCAAGGTAATCGTGTCCAACATGAGCGTCAAAAGAGACCGCCAGAGCGTCTGAAAGAATGCTTGGGATGGCATCACGACCCTTCTTCTCATCTTTGCCGTCAGCAAGGGCGATGGACTCCATTAGTGCCAGATAGATAGCACGATCGCGACACCACTTCTCTGTAGTATCACACAACCATTCGTAATCGGTTGGAACATCTTCTAGGTAACTAATAAGTTTAGTCACTTCTCTAAAAGACGTGTCATTAATATCAGAACGTTTCTCAGTTTCAATACATAAGACTTCCTTAGTTGCAGGTTCATTATATTCCTGAACAAAGTTTGAGACTTCTTCAAACATAATTTTTTGATGAGGATCCTCAAAATAATCCGCCTTGATAAAGGGAATTACTTTACGAAGATACTCTTCATTATATAAAAGATTCCTTAGAATTAAAATCTCAACTTTGTCCATGCGGAATGTCAAATACGAAGGTTATACGTGTTTCATCACCGATATTAACGGTTCCATGAGGTAGTTTGTTGTTAAACCAAAGAAGAGTTCCTGGTTCAACAATGACAGTTTCTTTGCCGCAGAAATATTGATACCTTCCAAGTATTGAAAGGTGATATCTGTTTCTGCTCAGATAGTATGTTCCTTCATCAATGTGAGCTCCAACAATCTCATCAATAGGAAGTGAAAGAAAACCGCATCTTTGAATGTCTGCATTCTTAAATTGCTTACGTATGATCTTTCGGATCTCACTGTGATGAGCATAAGCAGGAGTCTTGATGTTGATCTCCGAGTCTCCCACAAAGTCTTCCTTGTGTTTAACACCACCTATTATAAGTTGAAGTGCGCCAACTGGCAAGTCATCAAACCCTCTATCAACCAAAGATTGAGATCCTTCAAGAGTTTTTTGGTGATCCCAATCCTGTGGATATTTCTTGAGTTGTTCTACGACTTTACTTACGTTGATTCCAGTTTCAATAACTTTAATCATGAACCGTAACTAAACTCCTCCTTTGCAATTGCATCCAGTTTCTCCATCACTTCAGGTGTGAAGTATGCTTCCGGGTCTTTGTAGATTGCTTTAGCATAAACTTTCTTGCCGTCTATCTCATAACGACCTGCAACATTTTTCCAGAGACCTCCCAGTTCACCCAACTCAAGAAGACCATAATATCGATCAAGACCACGCTCATCGTAATAGAGACGTATGGTAACATCTTTATTCTCCTTACTTAAACGCGACTTTGCTGTCTTAGCTTTAATAAGATTTCCAATGACTTCTGTTCCATCCTTTTCTTTCTTTTTGCTGAGATAAATGATCGTAGACGCAGCATATTTGAGGCCGCTGCCTCCGCCCATTTCTTTGGTGGGAACGTATGATCCGATGACATCGTAGGTATGGTTGGTGACGATTAATGGAATTTTTGCCTGACCAAGTTTGAGGGTAAGCATACGGAATGCTCCTTTCACCAGTTGGGATTTGGTCATGTCCCGAACTTGCTTATCGTTCAATGCGTCAGTGATCTCCTTCTCTGTGGAAAGCATACCAAGAGAGTCTAACACAAACATACAGGGTTTGCGTTCGTCTTCAGGTTTTTTTAAGTATATGTCTACTGCTTGTAGTGCTTTCTGCCTGAACTGTTCGATCGTAACAACATTAATAACAACTAATCGATTTAAGTCAATGCCACGACTTGTAAGAAGAGACTTATTAACTGCTGCTTCAGTGTCAAA